CACCTTTAACGATAGTAGGCAATTCAACCGCTGGTTCAGAAATAAGATTACCTGAAGATACAGACAATGGTTCAAATTATGTTGCATTAAAAGCAGCAGATAGTATTGCTTCAAATATAACATTTACTTTACCTAGCGCTGATGGTTCAAGTGGACAAACGATAATTACAAACGGCTCCGGTACTTTATCTTTTTCAACACCATTTTCTACAGGTAAGGCTATTGCTATGTCAATAGTTTTCGGATAAATATAAATAGGAGATAAAATATGGCAAACCCTAATATAGTAAACGTAAGCGACATAAGAGGCAAGACGACCTATGCTGCTCTTACTACAACTCTTACAACTGTATTATTAGCAAATGCTGCTTCATCAGGAAAAGTTTTTAAAATAAACTCAATCATGATTGCAAATGTTGATGGAACTAACTCTGCTGATGTTTCAATAGATATCAATACCGCAGCAGCAGGCAGTGGTACATCTTATGCTTTAGCAAACACAATTTCTGTACCAGCTGATGCTACACTAAATTTAATTGATAAAAATTCTTCATTTTATTTAGAAGAAGATAAATCAATTTTAGGTGGCGCAAGTGCTAACTCTGATCTTGAAATAGTTATTTCATACGAAGAAATAAGTTAACAGGAGGTTCGTGCTATGGCAAATGGAGGAATTATAGGACCGGTTAATGATCCAATAATAGGGACTATTAGTAGTAACGTCCAAACATTTACATCATCATCAACATATACAGCGCCATCTATTCCATCTGGTCTTCAACCTTTTAGAGTTGGAACAATAGCAGTTGTTGGTGGAGGTGGAGCAGGTGCCGGAAGATATGGTGGTGGAGGTGGATCAGGTGGATTAGTTTTAACACCTGCTACTTATCCAATTCCTTCTTCTCCAGTTCCAGTTACAATTGGTGGGGGTGGACCTGGAAATTCAGCAAATATTCCTGGAGGAAATGGAACAAATTCTTCATTTGGATCAGATTTAGTTGGAGTAGGTGGGGGTGGTGGAGCACACAATGGTGGTGGTAATTCTGGAGGAAGTTCAGGTGGAGCTTCCAATGGTCCAAACTACTCATCACCAGCCACAGTACAAACAAATTATCCAGGTGTTCCCTCTAATTCAAATCTTTATGGTTTTGGAAATGTAGGAGGAAGCACTCCTCCTACTGGAACAGGGAGTCCACCTACAAGTCAGGGTGGAGGTGGAGGAACTGGTGCAGCTGCACCGCAAGCACCACCTACTGATGGAGGTAGTGGAGGAAGTGGAACTAATTTAGCACCTTATATTCCGGGTGCAGGCACTATTGGAGGTGGAGGTGGAGGTGGAGGTTATGGTAATCCTGGAGGTGGTGGAGGATCAGGTGGTGGAGGTTGTGCAGGTCCTTCTGGTAATGCTAGCGGAAATCCAGGAAGTGTAAATACAGGAGGAGGTGGTGGAGGAGCTACTGGAAGTCCAGGTGGAACTGGAGGAAATGGTGGTTCTGGAATAGTATATATTTCACAAGCTCAAAGAAGCATAGTTATAGCATCCGGCGTCTGGTCACTGAAATGTCAATACAATTACAGAAATCAAGGAAATTGGACATCAAGTGTTCCATTTGATGTAGATTATTTAGTAGTAGCGGGTGGAGGTGGAGGTGGAGGAGGATCTCCAACTGGACCATCGTCAGGAGGAGGTGGGGGTGGTGGAGCAGGCGGTTATAGAACATCTTTCCCTGGAGGAACAAAATTAAGTTTAGTAGCTGATACATCTTATCCAATAACAATAGGAGCTGGTGGAGCAGGAGGAACAAATCCATCAAATGGATCAGGAGGAAGTGGAACAAATTCAATATTTTCAACAATTACATCAGCAGGAGGTGGAGGCGGTGCTATGAGAATTTCTCCTGGTGGAGCAAATGCTGGAGCAAATGGAGGATCAGGAGGTGGAGCTTCACATTGGAATTTTAATGGTACACAAGCAGGAGGAACAGGTAATAGTCCACCAACAAGTCCTCCTCAAGGAAATCCTGGAGGATCAGTTACAGCTACAGGTGGTCATAGATCAGGAGGTGGAGGTGGAGGTGCAAGTGCTGCTGGAGGAAATTCATCAGATGGACCTGGTTGTGCTTCAGGTAGTGGAGGAGGAGCAGGAGGAGCAGGATTACCTAATTCAATTTCTGGTTCAGCAGTAACTTATGCTGGAGGAGGTGGAGGAACTAATGGAGGTGTAGGAAGTGCTGGAGGTGCTGGAGGAGGTGGAGCAGGAAATGTTTATCCAAACCCATCTACTGCAGGAACAGTTAATACAGGAGGAGGTGGAGGAGGTAATCAAGGTGGACCTTCAGAAGGACTTCCAGGAGCTGCAGGTGGTTCAGGAATCGTTATTATTAGAACACCATCAGGAGCTGCATTTTCAGTATCTCCAGCAACAAATACTGTAACAACTTTACCAGCTCCAGCGGGAGGTTGCAAAGTAGCTACATTTACGGTATCAGGAACGCTTACAACATAAAAAATTATGCACTTTGTTTTAAATAAAAATTATAATATAAATATATCAGGAGTAAAAAAAATATGGCACATTTTGCAGAAGTAAACAGCGATAATCTAGTATTAAGAGTTGTTGTTATCGATAACAACGATGTCAATGCAAGTGGTGGCGATCAATCTGTTGGAGCAGAAGAAAAAGTAAAAACTATAGTTCCTTTTACAACTGGAAACAGATGGGTTCAAACTTCTTATAATAATAATTTCAGAAAACAATATGCTGGAATCGGTTATACGTTTGACACAGTTAAAAATAAATTCATATCACCAAAACCATTTGTATCTTGGTCGCTAGACGTTAATGACGACTGGCAAGCCCCAGTTGCTTTTCCTACGATTACAACTTATGGAGATAATGTAGAATACTTTATTGATTGGGATGAAGCTGGACAAAGATGGATTGGTAAAGACGATCAACAAAACTCATTTTCTTGGTCACCTGAAACTTCGTCTTGGATTGCTACAGGCAATTAAGTTAATTTACACTTTACAAATCCTATAGAGTTAAATATATTACATTAAAATGACTTACTTGACAAATGACATAAGTATGATAATATAGAATGAAAAAATGAATTTACAAAATTATTATTATTATTTTCAAAGTGCATTAACACCTAGATTTTGTGATGAGTTAATTCGATACGGTATATCACAACAAGAACAATTAGCACTTACAGGTGGTCAAACAAATAAAATTAATGAAGGTAAACCTTTATCTGATGAAGATTTAAAAGATTTAAAAAAGAAAAGAGATTCAAATATTGTATGGTTAAATGATCGCTGGATTTATAAAGAAATACAACCATACATACATCAAGCAAATAGATTAGCAGGCTGGAACTTTGATTGGGATTTTTCAGAGTCATGTCAATTTACAAAATATAAATTAGATCAGTTTTATGATTGGCACTGCGACAGCTGGGAAGCACCTTATGCAAATGCAGATAATAAAGATACACATGGAAAAATTAGAAAATTATCTGTTACATGTTCTTTATCAGCTCCAGAAGATTACGAAGGCGGCGAATTAGAATTTGATTTTAGAAATATGGACCCTGATAAACCAACCGTAAGAAAATGTGCTGAAATAAAACAACGTGGTTCTATTGTAGTATTTCCATCTCATGTATGGCATAGAGTCAAACCGGTTACGAAAGGAACAAGATATTCATTGGTCATTTGGAACCTTGGATATCCATTTAGATAATGGCAAAAACAGATCAATTACAAGCTTCAGTTTATTTTAGTTCGCCAGTTTATTCAATAGAAATACCAGAATGGGTGGAGAATGTAAATAAAATTTGTGACAAATATGTAAAAGAAGCAAAAAAGAATAATACTAAAAATATTAAAGAACGAGAAAAAAAGTTTGGTAAAAAAATAGGTGATCATGGAATGAGTCATCATTCTACATCTTTAGTAGGTGATCCTGGTTTAAAAGAATTACAAGATTATATTGGTGCAACTTCTTGGAATTGTTTAGATCATATGGGATATGATTTAAGAAATTATGAATTATTTTGGACTGAATTCTGGGTACAAGAATTTGGTGAAAAAGGCGGTGGTCACCACGAAGGCCATATACATTATGATAATCACATATCAGGATTTTATTTTTTAAAATGTTCTGACAAAACTTCAATGCCAGTGTTTCACGATCCACGACCTGCTAAACTGATTACACAATTACCATTAAAGAATGAAACTGAAATTACACTTGGTACTCATCAAGTACATTATAAACCTAAACCAGGTACAATGATATTTTTCCCAGCATATATGGAACATCAATATATAGTGGATGATGGTATAGAACCTTTTAGATTTATACATTTTAATTTACAAGCTGTGCGAAGAATGATTACTGACACTATAAGACAACAAAAACAATCAGGAGGTAGTGGATCATGAGTTTTAAAAAAAACAAATACGTTATAATCAAAGAAGCAATATCAGAAGATTTAGCTAAATTTTGTTATGATTATTTTATGATGAAGAGAAAAGTTGCAAGAACAATGTTTGACACACGTTATATAAGTCAATTTACAGAATATTTTGGTGTATGGAATGATCAACAAGTGCCAGAAACATATTCACATTATTCTGATATCGTAATGGAAACTTTACTTGTTAAACTTTTACCAATTATGGAAAAACAAACAGGATTAAAATTAAATCCAAATTATTCTTACGCTAGAATTTATAAAAAAGGAGATGTACTTCATCGACATAAAGATAGATTTAGTTGTGAAATATCTACAACCATGCATTTAGGTGGTGGTTGCTGGCCAATTTATTTAGAGCCAGATTCTCAACAAGGTGGAGTAGATGAAAAAACAGGTAATTATAAACCATCAAAATCAAAAGGTGTTAAAGTATTATTAGAACCTGGAGATATGCTTGTATATCGTGGAAATGAATTAGAACATTGGAGAGATAAACTAAATTTTGACGATTGTGGTCAAGTATTTTTACATTATAATAATGTTGAAACACAAGGATCTAAAGAAAATATTTACGATAGACGACCTCATTTAGGACTTCCTGCTTGGTTCAAAAAATAAATAATAAAATACATATAAATACAAGAAAAGGAAAATTATGGCAGATATAATCATTGACGGTGTAAGTTATAAAGAAGAAAATTTAAGTTCATATTTAAAAAATATAATTATAGCAAGACAAGAAATACAACAAAGTAGAGCACGACATACAATTGAAATTGAAA